TGTGGACATGAGCAGCATTTGATTTTTGAAGGCTTAACGTATTCAAAATCGAACCCTGAAAACGTGGTTTATCAATGCAGTGAATGTGAAGGCTACATCGAAGAACATCAAAAAACCGCATTATTTGCAAAAGGGCGTTGGATTGCTGAATTTCCAGATAGAAAAATGCGCGGCTTCCACTGCAACGGTTTGTATTATCCGATTTCGCTCGGCTTAACGTGGGCGCAAATCGTCGCGCGTTATGAATCCGCAAAAGAAAACGGCGGGGCAGAATTAAAAACCTTTTGGAATTCGATTTTAGCCTTGCCGTATGAAGACCCGTCAATGACAAAGATTCGCTTGCACGGTTTAGAAGACCGTGCCGAATCTTACAAATTACGAACCGCCCCGCGTGGCGTTGGCGTGATTACAGCGGGCGTTGATATTCAAGACAACCGCGTTGCCGTTCAAATTGTTGGCTGGGGCGAAAAACTCACATCTTACGTTTTGGATTACGTTGAACTTTACGGCAATCCTTCTGATGCTGACGTGTGGGACGCATTAACCGAATTACTCAACACACCCATTGAACGCGCCGACGGTAAATTATTACCGATTCAATCAACGGCAATAGATAGCGGTTACAAAACACATGATGTTTATAACTTTGTTCGTCAAAAACGAATCAAAAGACCTTTCGCAATCAAAGGCGCGTCAACAATCAACGCTGAAATGCTCTCAAAAGGTCGCGCAATGGACGTGAATTTCAGAGGTCAAAGCGACAAATTCGGCGTGATGGTGTTCACAGTTGGCGTGCATTTAATCAAAGATGAATTGTTTATGCGGATTTCAAACGATACCGACAGACAACCCGCTGATCGTTTAATGCACTTTAGCGATGAATTGCCGCGTGAGTATTTCGGCGGCGTGTTATCCGAAACCAAATCACACAAAAGCGGACGTTACGAAAAAATCAAAGGCGCGGCACGAAATGAACCGCTCGACACGCTGGTTTATGCTTACGCCGCCACCCGTCACGCAGAATTGCGTTTGCACCGTTATTCAAAAGCACGCTGGGAACAATTACTCGAACCCATTGATTCTGTCACCAAAGCGCAACAATTTGAACCCCAGAAAATAGAAAGCAAACCCATTCCAAAATCCACTAAAAAACAATCGAGCTATCTTTCATGAGTGAATTCAACGACCACATTAAAAAAGTTGTCAGCCAATATACTGACGATGACGCAACGATTAACAAAATCACCTGTGAATTACTTAATCCGTTTGGTGGTAGCAATGTTTATATCGCCATCCCCTTTGAAGAACGAAACAAGCAAATTATCCAATTACACAATCTTGGAACAAGCCCGCAAAAAATCGCCCGTCAATTCAGTTTGACCGTGCGAAGCGTGTACAAAATTGTTAAAAACTTTAAGCAATAAAGAGGATTTTAAAATGAGTGCCGCCCTTCTACAGTTAGCCTTTCGTGAAAAAAGTCATCAACGCCAAGAATTATTTTTGCTCGATGAATTGGATTATCAAGCGCGAATTGCCTACGCGAGAAAAATAAAAGAATCTCAGTTTGGCATTGAAATTAAACCGCCGCGTGTTTTAACTTACTTAAAGAAAAAAGCCGAACTTTCACGCATTTATTACCAAAACACACCTGGTTTAAAAGAAAAGAAGCGTGAGCAATCCGCAAAATTAAGATGTGAAAACCCACAATACGTTGCCAACGCGGTTAGAGAATGGCGTAAACGCAATCCCGAAAAAGTTAAACGCTTTCGACATGAATACTATTTGCGTCGAAAAGCGTCTATGACACCCGAAGAACATAAGCTCTGGCAACGCGAAAGAGATCAAAAAGCCAAAGCACGCAAAGTAGCCGAAATCGGCATTGAAAAATACAGGGAACTCGAACGCGAAAGGGTAAAACGCCATTACGCCAAACATCCCGAAGCATTAGAACGTAATCGCCAACGCAACAAAGAAGCAATGCGCCGTAGACGACAACTCGAAAAGGAAAAACAAGCATGATTTTTGACATCAAAGACGCATTTTTAATGGCAGGGGGTTTGATTTTATCGGTGTTTTTCTTTGTCGATTACGTTGTCGCAAAAAGCAATCACCCCGACGAATGCGATCACTGTTTCGCAGATTACCAATCCACAGGCAAACGCACCTGTATTGATTGTGGTTACAGCGAAGAAATCAGAAAGCCCCATTACCCAAAACACCAACGATAGAAGGATTCAAAATGTTAAAAGTTCAAAAAATGCAATATGACGCATTCATTCCAAGTCGCGCTCACCCAACAGACGCAGGACTGGATTTGCAGTGCGTGAATGATTTTGGTTTGTTAATTGGTGAACGAACATTGGTTAAGTTAGGTATTGCAATCGAAATTCCAGACGGTTACGAAGCACAGATACGCGCTCGAAGTGGTTTAGCATTGAAAAATGGTGTCACCGTTTTAAACGGCGTGGGGACAGTGGATTCAAGTTATCGCGGCGAATTAGGCGTTATTTTAATCAATCACGGCAACGATCCCATCAACTTTAAACGCGGTGACAAAATCGCCCAACTGGTCATCAATAAAATTGAATTATTTGAACCTGTTGAATTTGACGCGCTCAATCATTCAAATCGTGGTACAGGCGGTTTTGGTTCGACAGGTGTTAGCGCGTGAAAATTGGCGAGCATTACGAACATTTAAAAAGTGGCGATATTTATACCATCGTTGCATTGGGTTTAATGACCGAAAACAACGGCTGGATTGAATCCGTCACCTATCAAAGTCACAAAAACGGGGGATTTTTCACCCAAAAACACATCGATTTCGTTAATAAATTTCATAAAATGGACATCAAATGAGTAATGTTTTCAGCGGCGTGTGCAACGTCAGTCAAGATGCAACAACAAAAACAACCCCTAGTGGTCAAACCGTTTTAAATGTATCGGTTGCCAATAATGTAGGCTTTGGTGATAACCAAAAAACCGTCTGGGTGCGTGTCGCCTTATGGGGAAAACGTGCCGAAGGTTCATTGGTTGATTACCTCAAGAAAGGACAAGCCGTGTTTATTTCTGGAGAATTAACCACCAGCGAATACACCAAACAAGACGGCACAAAAGGTTTTCAAGTCGAAGTCAATGCCAACACGATTGATTTAGTTGGCGGAAAACGTTCTGAAAATTCCCCCGCCGCGTATGAAAGTTATCAACAAGACCCGTATCCGCCAGCGGCTTATGCACCACCACCTGTGCCGCAACATCAACCAGCACCAGATTATTTAACACCTCATCAACAATATGAACGCGATATGGCGATTTATAAAGCGCAACAGCCACAGCCGCCGCGTCCAAATGATGATATTCCATATTAACTATGGAAGTTTATCAACCCAAAGGCTCAATATGTGCCACTTGCAAGCATAAAACAAGCAACTGTTCACATCTTGATTTTTTAAAAATGAAAGTGATCGCGGTGGTAGAACTCGACGGCGATTCATTGAAAATTGTCCGTTGTACGGAATTCAAACGTGAAAAATCATGACAACGACGGTTCAACTTTTTAACAAACTCGATACATCGCAAAAGGATAAGTTTTGCGACGATCTGATTAACTTTGGTTTAGTTTCTGAAATGAACCCCGCCGCGTGGAATCGTACTTTAAAACAAGCGATTAAAAATTCACGCGGCACATTGAAGAAACTTTACCAAACCTTTAAACCGCTTGAACCCGCGCAAAGACAGCGATTTTTTCAAGCCATGATAGATGAAGCGAAAAGACAATATGAGCAAAATTGAACAAACAGTCTGCGAAAAAATTAAACAACGCGCTGATTTCGGGTTTCAAAAATATGGCGTAACAATGGAACGCCCCGACCTTTCAAAACTCGAATGGTTGCAACATTGGCAAGACGAGCTTATGGATGCTTGCGTTTATGTACAAAAACTCATTGAAATTGAACAAAACAGCCACGCGGCAAATTACGAATGAAAGTCGAACTCTTAAACCACACCAACAATCCCGAATTCGTCATTGGTCAAATGGCAGGTATTTGTTACGGAAAAGAAAACACCGACGAAGCAACCTGTGTTAAGCGTGCGGCGCATTGCGTATCGAAAGGGCATTTATCTACATTGCGATTTGCACACGCTACGTTTCACATTAGCGGCATTAGTCGGGTTTGTTCGCACCAGCTAGTCAGATCAAAACATTTGGATTTTTTACAGCGTTCACAGCGTTACACGGAAAAACAAGACACGATTTATCCGCAAATCTTACTGAATTACAACAATGAATTAAGCGACGATTTAGATGTAATGATTGACAGCTTAGCATTGGCTTCTAATTTAGCTTATACCCAAGCTATTAGCGAAGGTGTGAAAAAAGAGGATGCACGGTTTTTGTTATTACAGGGTGCTGAAACAGAATTGATATGCGTTGGGAATTTTCAGGCGTGGATTGATTTCATCAATTTACGCGAAACAAAAGAAGCGCAATGGGAAATTAGAGCCGTTGCAACAGAAATCCGTGAACAACTCGCCACCATTTCACCTAACATTTTTGGGAGTAATAAATGATGAATCTTAGCAAAGGCGAATATCTAAAACACTCTGATTTAGAAATGAAAGCAAAACAAGCACAATTTGAATTGTTGTTATTTGAATTATTGCATGATGATCCCATTGCAAATTTAGCGTTTATGAATTGCGTGTCACACCTTGCTTTTGATAAGCGCAAAATAATACTGGAGATTTTAAAATGACTGATCAACTTGAACCAATGGAACAACAACCACCCCGCATTTCAAATGACGGCGTGGCATTGATTAAAGAAATTTACGAACTCACGCACAGCGTTAGCATTAGCAACGACCCCGCGTTACGTTTGCGTTTAACAGAACTCACCGCCAAAGCACAAGAGAGAAAATTATTATGAAAGTTAAAACATTGATTGAATTATTAAGCCGTCACGATAAAAACGCTGAAGTGCGAATCTTTTTAGATGACGCGGAGGGTAGCATTGCTGGCGTTGATGAAATCGACGACGAAGTGATTTTGTTTTCTAATCTCGACGAAGAAATTGAGTTTTAAAAAACATTTGATTTGTGAGCGCGTTTAGGTTTAACCTATTCGCGCTTTCAAAAGAAAGTACCAGCTTAAGCACTGGTTTTAAAGAGACGTAATGCCGCACGATAGACAAGGCTTTTTTTATGCCTACAGTTTTTTGAAGTTTGCCTTTTATGGTAGAATCTCAGTGTTAGGAGTTGTTGAGAATATATTGAATATCAACAGCAGTTTTCTTTTTAGCTGTGCTTAACCTCCTAACGCCACTTCGGTGGTAAATTTAAGCAAAAATAAAAGGTATCAAAATGAACACTTCAATCGTTACACTTCAATACAATGACTTCCCTGTCATGTTTCAATCAAACGCATTCATCAATGCAACTGCAATCGCTAAACAATTCGGCAAAAAAACCGAAGGCTATTTAAGAACTAACGAAACAAAAGAATACATTGCCGCGTTAGAAAAATGGTTGTTTCCTACTGAAAATTCAAATGTGCTAAAAAGCGCACTTGAACAAAATCAAGATGTTAGCGTTGCGCGAAAAAGCGTAACGGAACAAAATCAATTAGTTAGAGTTGTTCAAGGCGGAAACAATCAAGGAACATGGCTACACCCAAAATTGGCTGTGCATTTTGCCCGTTGGTTAAATGCTGATTTTGCGGTTTGGTGTGATATGCAAATCGACAAACTATTAAAAACCGTTCCAAACGCTTTGCGCGAACTACCACGCCCAAACATCACAGGCATGGAAGCGGCACAATTAAAACGCTCGATTGAAGCGGCGGCAAAGAAAAACGCTAAAATGTATTCTGAGTTGTACCGTAAATTACACTGTGCGTATGGCATCGACAGTTATTTAAATTTACCCGCTGGTAAATTGAATGAAGCGTTGGTGTTTTTAGGTTTAAAACCTGCCGAGATGCCAAAAACGGTAATGATTAGCGTTGAAGAATATAACGCGCTCAAAATGTCAAAACCCGAACCTAAACAGGGCGTGTTAGTTGATATGCCAACCTTGATGCTTGCCTTGCCAAATGACAACAATCGAATTGTCGTAATTCGCCACAATGGCGTTACGTCGATGTTTGAAATGCCTGAAAATTATTTGTTTGGCAGTCCTGAAACCTTAGCGCGTGATTTGAAAGCGTTGGGTTATATCGTGGTAAAAAAAGATGAAGTTGTTTCACGGTTGGCGGCGTAATAATTAACAACAGCCACCGCGTTGATTGTGGCGTGGTGGTAGAATTTATTTTTTGGAGGTCAAAATGAAACATAAAAACAAAGAAAAACAAAAAAACTCACTGCTTAACTGGCGTAAAAAAAAACATAAGAAAGTTTATGTTTATAAAGCCCGTGCAAAAGAAATAAATCATCATAAAAAAGTAAAAAAACAAGCCACAAAACTTCTTTTTATACTTGAAAATTATAGTATTCCAAACAGGTTTTCCGATAATGAATTCAATGCTGTCAAAGCGGTGATTGATTTAGCAGAACAAAATATAAAAAAACTGTCAAGATTACAAGATTAAGACAAAACAAAAAACAAGCCGCTTTAATCAGCGGCTTTTTTGTGCCTAAAATTTTCCAAAAGCGTCAAAACTAGCCTAGAAAATTTCACCTGATTTTATGTAACCTGTCATCACTATGAGTGAATTTACGACAGACGACTTAACTAAAATCAACGCTGCGATTGCATCGGGAACGCTAAAAGTGCGAACTAGCACAGGGCGTGAAATCCAGTATCAATCAATTAGTGAAATGATGACTGCGCGTGATCTTATTCGTGCCGATTTAGGGGTGGCGCAAGCCGATACCCGCCAACGCGCAAGCCGTTTGTCTTTTACCACCTCAAAAGGACTATAAGTCATGGCATGGTGGAATCGTAAAAAACCCGACACTGAAATCAAAAAACGCCGTTATGAAGCGGGCAGCTCTGCAAAACGAATGCAAGGCTGGAACACGCCCAATTCTGACGCGAACATGGCGGCATGGTCACTGCCAAAAATCCGCAACCGTTCACGCGATTTGGTTCGCAATAACGCCCACGCCGCACGAATCGTGCAATGTATCGCGTCGCATACAGTTGGTTACGGCATCGTTGGCACGGTAAAAAATAATGATGCACTGGAAAACGCTTGGAAAAAATGGAGCGAAAGCACTGAATGTGACGCTTCGGGTCGCCATGATTTTTATGGTTTGCAACGCCTTATTATGCGTTGCGTGGTTGAATCTGGTGAGTGTCTTATTCGGATTCGCCCGCGCTTTTTTTCGGACGGGCTAACTGTCCCGATGCAATTACAGGTGTTAGAACCTGACTATTTAGACGATACCAAAAACCAATCCCTTGCAAACGGTGGCGCAATTATTAGCGGCATTGAACTTGATGGTATTGGCAGAACGGTTGCGTATTGGATTCACAACCGCCACCCAGGCGCAAACTTTGGTTTAACGTTCACTTCATCGCGCGTCGATGCGTCACAAGTCATTCATGTAATGCGCGAAGACCGTGCAGGACAATTACGCGGCATTCCGTGGCTTTCGCCGATTATGGTGAAATTGCGTGACCTTGACGAATTCCAAGACGGCACATTGATGCGCCAAAAAATTGCGAATATGTTTGCAGGGTTTGTTTATGACGAAACGCCTTACGATGCCATCAATGACATTGCCGACGGTTTAAGTGATGCGAGTGACGATTTACCTGATTTACAACCTGGGACAGTTTTCGCGTTAAAAAACGGTAGAAAAATCGAGTTTTCAGAACCACCCAAACCCGATAGCGGTGAATATGTACGCGAAACCTTGCGTGATATTGCCGTTGGCGTAGGTATCACTTATGAAGAACTCACGGGCGATATGTCGCAAGTCAATTTCTCGTCTGCGCGAATGGGATTTAATGCCATGCTCCGCAACGTGGATCAATGGCAATGGAACATCTTAATTCCCATTTTCTGCGAACAAATCGCCGCCGCGTTTATCAATAGTGCTAATCAAATCGGTATCAATACCCGCAACGCACAGTTTGAATGGACACCTCCTGCACGAACATTGGTTGACCCTACCCGTGAAATCCCAGCCATTTTAAAAGCTATTCGTGGCGGCTTAATGTCATTGCCCGAAGCCTTACGCGCTCAAGGTTACAACCCGCGAAAAGTCTTAAACGAATACGCCGAAAGCAACCAATTACTCGATGAATTAAAACTCACACTTGATTCTGATCCGCGCGTAGATTTACTCAAAAAACAAGGTATGCAAAATGACACAACCCAAACCCAATAAAGACGAAGCGTTATTTTTTCGCGCCGCGTTTGAACCGACAACGTTCAATGAAGAATCCAGAACAGTTGAATTGACGTGGACAACAGGCGCAAGTGTGAAACGTTACGATTGGCAGCGTGATCGGTATTACACAGAACAATTACTGGTTACTAATGAAGCCGTCGATTTTTCACGGTTAGAAAATGGCGCACCCTTATTAGCCAATCATTCCAGTTATAACTTATCAGACGTAATCGGCGTGGTTGAACGCGCATGGATTGACAAAGGTATCGGCAAAGCCACCGTTCGTTTTTCAGAACGTGACGAGGTAAAACCGATTTTACAAGACGTTAAAACAGGCATTTTGCGCTCAATTAGCGTGGGTTATTCAATTGATACGGTAACAATTGAAGAACGTCAAAATGAATTACCGATTTACACCGCGACACGTTGGACACCAATGGAGATTTCATTAGTCACAATCCCCGCAGATATTGGAGCGCAAGTGCGTTCAAATGAAATTATTTCAACTCAACAGGAGGCAATTATGCCCGATTCAAAAGAAGTAAGAAGCGAACAGGTAATTATTGCACCTGTCGTGGATGGTGATGCGATTCGCAGTGAAGCGATTAAAGCAGAACGTGAACGCATTTCAGATATTAAATTATCCGTGCGAAGCGCAAAACTTGATGATGCGTTTGCTGAAAAAATGATTACTGACGGTATTGATACCAACCAAGCGCGTAAATTAGTGCTGGATGAATTAGTGCGTATTGATACACAAACCGCCCCATCACAATTGCGCGGTGGCAGTGATATTAGAATTGGCGAAAGCGAAACCGACAAGTTACGCACAGCGGCTGCGGATTCAATTTTAGCGCGTCACGGATTATTAAAAGCAGACGAAAAACAAGCCAAAATGCAAGGCAATCCCTTTGCACAAAAACGCGCCCGTGAAATCGCGCGAGATTGCTTGGAAATGTCAGGTGAAAATTTACGCGGTTTAAATGATGATGAAATCGTTAAACGTGCATTCACAACCTCAACATCTGATTTCCCTGTCATTTTAGAAAACGTATTGCACCGCACCGTAATTGCTTCCTATGCAACCGTTGGTAAAACATGGCCCAGATTCTGTACAACAGGCAGCGTGTCAGATTTTAGACAGTGGAAACGTTTGAAATTAGCCAGCGTGGGGACATTGGACGCATTGGGTGAATTGGGCGAATTCAAAAACAAAGCCTTAAACGATGCCGAAAGTGAATCAATCAACGTGACAACCTTTGGCAACACGGTGAACATTTCACGCCAAATGATTGTGAATGATGATTTAGGCGCGTTCTTAAATATCTCAACAGCATTAGGTAAAGCAGCGGCTTTAACCGTTGAAAAAGCGGTGTACGCCTTATTGTTATCGAATCCAACCATGTCAGACGGCGTTGCGTTATTCCACGCAAACCACAAAAACTTACAGTCAATAGGGACGGTGTTAAGCGTATCGGCAATTGACGCTGACCGCGTGGCAATGGCATCTCAAATGGACGTGGGCGGCAATGACTATTTAGACATTAAACCGAGCGTTTTATTGTTGCCAACGTCATTAGGTGGCACAGCTCGCGTGATTAACCGTTCTGAATTTGACCCTGATGCTGCAAATAAATTGCAACGTGTGAATATGGTTGCGGGTTTGTTTAATGACATTATCGACACGCCACGTTTAAGCGGTACAGCCCGTTATTACTTTGCTGATCCAAGCGTGATGCCAGCATTTGAAGTGGCATTCTTGAACGGTAACGATCAACCGTACTTAGAACAAGAAAACGGTTTTGATGTGGACGGTGTGAAATACAAAATCCGTTTAGATTTTGGTGTCGCAGCGATTGAATCACGCGCTGTTTATAAAAACGTAGGAGCGTAAGTCATGGCTAAAAATTATATTCAAGAAGGTGACACACTTACCTTGACAGCTCCTTATGCCGTCGCAAGTGGTGACGGTTTGTTGGTAGGTTCATTGTTTGCCGTAGCATTGGTCGGGTTAGCAAACGGCGCAAGTGGATCATGTGCGATTGAAGGCGTTTTTGAACTCACTAAAAACAGTGCCGAAGCATGGACAGTGGGTTTAAAACTTTATTGGGACAATACCAATAAAGTCGTCACCAGCACAGCCAGTGGCAACACGTTAATCGGTTGCGCGACTGAACCTGCGGCAAATCCATCAGGTGTGGGTCGCGTTCGTTTGAATGCGATTGTTTAAGGCTTAGTCATGATTTGCAACCGCGCGATTGATCTCATCAAACATTTTGAAAGTTTGCACGATGGCGATTTAACTGTTATCGACTTACAGCCCAAAATGTGTCCTGCGAAAATTTGGACAATTGGATTTGGGCGCGCGTTGCGAAGCCTTGACGGCAAACGGTTTTTGAAAGGGGATGCGGACAAGGCAGAAGCCTTTGAACGTTACCCTTCATTAACTGAAAACCAAGCCACAAAACTCTTAATGTTTGATTTGGAATCTTTTGAATTAGACGTTAAGCGTTTTGTCAAAGTAGACATTAACGAAAATCAACGCGGCGCATTAGTGTCATTTGCTTATAACGTCGGATCAAATGCGTTAAAAGAATCCACTTTATTACGTCGATTAAACGCGCATGACTTCCCCAATGCTGCCGATGAATTTAAACGTTGGAATAAAAGCGGTGGGCAAATTTTACGCGGTTTAACGATTCGCAGAAATAACGAAAGGCGTTTGTTTTTAGGACAAGAATTTGATTTTGGAGATGAATCATGAATTGGCTAAAAATGCGATTCAAAGAACCTTCAACGTGGTTTGCTGTTTTTGCCATGACAAGCACGTTTTTAGGTATTGAATTTTTACCCGAACAAAAAGACGCAATCATTATGTTAGCTATCGCATTACTAGGCGGCAGTGGAATTTCAACAAAGGACAGTTAAGAAATGCCTAAAAATTTTATGGATTTTATACAAGCGGATTCTATTTTTACAATGGCGTGGGTGGTGGTGCTATCTATGTTAGGCGGAATTGCAGGTTATATCAGAAAGTTAAAACAAGGCATGACAAAACGATTTAGCGTCACCGAATTGATCGGCGAAATGGTTGTTAGTGCATTTGTTGGCATCGTGACCTTTTTTTTATGTAAGTCGAGTGGTTTTGAAGAAACTCTCACCGCCGCCATTGTTGGACTGAGTTCACACATGGGCAGTCGCGCGATTTATATCATTGAAGTTTTAGTGAGAAAAAAAATTGGTATCAATATCGATGATAGATGCTCAACGTGCGAAGTTATGACAGGCATACAGCTACGAAATAGAAGAAGCGGTGAATGATAAAACGATGAACCTCTACGTCATACACTAATTTAACCACAAACTAAGGATTTACAAATGGCTTTAAATACCCAACTCGCAGACGCAACCGTCAACGCACAAGCAAACACATTCGCCACATTATGCAACAGTGGCTTGATTAAATTTTACGATGGCACACAACCCGCAACGGCTGATACTGCAATTGGGGCGCAAGTATTGGGCGTGACATTAACATTCGGCGCAACCGCTTTTGCAGCACCTTCATCGGGTGTATTGACTGCCAACGCAATCACAAGCGGCGTAGCGGTTGCATCCATTACGCCAACTTGGGCGCGTGTATTCAAATCAGACGGAACAACAGTTATTGGCGACTTTTCAGCGGGCGCATCAGGCGCAAACGCGACAATAGGCGCATTTACAAGCGGCACGACTGTAAGTTGCTCGAGTTTTACTCACGAAGTCTATAACGCTTACTCAGGGGTTTAATATGCTTCTGCTCGACAGTTCATCAATCATTAACGTGATTGCAGGGACAGCGGGCGATTTGGACGTGTCAGCGCATTTCGTTGACATTGTCCAATCAACTAACGCTGTAACGGTTCAAGCACCTGTATTCACGCACATTACAACAGCGGCAACAGTTCAAGTTGTGGGTTCACCCGCCGCTGGCACGATTCGCAACATAAAAAACCTAATCATAACCAACGATTCAGCTACGATTACAAATGTCGTCGAGGTTGATTTGTATAGCAATGCTTATGGTTCACGGTTAATGAAAGTTACCTTGTTACCTAATGAATCAATAAAATTAAATGACGGTGGTGAGTGGGGTTACTACGCAGCAAATGGGGCGTTGCAAACACCAACACAAACGCCGATTGTTGAATATGGAATTGCAGGGTGTTTGGCAGAAACGATGCCGCGCAACATTATTGCGTCAGTGAATACCACTGCCCTCGTTTCGGGTACGCTTTTTTTACAGGCGATTTATTTACGCGCTGGAATGATTGTTAGCAACATTTCATTCTGTTCATCATCCGTAGCGGGCGCAACAATTACAAATCAAATCTTTGGATTGTACGATGGTAACAGAAACCTGCTTGCATCGACCGCGAATGACGGTGCGACAGCTTGGGCTACCAACACCATTAAGACGCTAAACATTGCCGCGCCATATACTGTGACGCAATCGGGGTTGTATTATTTAGGAATTATGGTTACAGCAACGACTGTTCCGACATTGGCGGGCAATACAGCGTTAGTTAGTTCTGCTTTACACGGGGCTGCACCTAGTTTGCATGGACTATCAACGACTACATTGACGACAGCGTTACCAAACCCAGCCAGCACAATTACGGTTGGAACGACAAGTGTTTGGGGTTGCGTGAAATAGGTGGCAATCGGAATCTTTGATGAGGCGGTGATTGCAAATAGCTGGTTTGATAATCAGTTAAATTCAAGCGGCTGGTTTGATGAAACACTGCTTGATATTGCAGTAGTTGGTAACAATGCCATCATTAGCACTCGTCAATCTCAACGAGTCATTGCGACGACTTCACGCGGATTATCCGTAAGCGTTTCAACCAAAACGCCACAATCACAATACCAATCGTTAGCCCGTACGATTTCGTCAATTCTTGCAACGAAACAGCTCAACAAGCAATTAGCTACGTTAAGCAATACTGTGACAGCAAGCGTTGCAGTGGCAACCAAACAAGCACAATCCAACACATCAAGTTTTGCTCGAAATGTAACGGGTGCTGTTTCGGCAAAACAAATTGAATCCGTCGCTGCATCGGCAACTCGCAATATCACTGCCCTAATTGCAACGAAAACCGCGCAAAAAGGATTGATGATTAGCACGCGAACCCTTGCCGCTGTTGCCGTATCAAAACAAATTCAAGGTGAAACGGTTATCGCGGCTCGAAATTTAGTTAGTTTAACTGTGATAAAGCAGCTTCAAACCTCAACAGAAAGTTTCAATCGAACTATTGCAGCGGCGATTTCAGTAAAAACAGTACAACGTGGAATGTTAATAAATGCGCGTAACGTTTCGGCAATTTTAGCGACTGCACAAATCGAAAGGCAGTTGTCCGCGTTAAGCCTAACAGTTAATGCAAATGTCTTAATTTCGCTTAAACAAGCGCAAGCGGCATCAGGTTCATTTGCGCGTACTATTCAATCCGCTATTTCAGTAAAACAGCTTGAAAGCACACAATTAACAGCGACACGCTCAAGAAATACGATTGCAAACACAAAGCAAACCGAATCGAGCCATGCAAATACCGCGCGAAATATCGGAATAAATACCAGTTCAAAACAGGTTCAAACCACACAATCTGCCTTGGCACGCTTTATTCAATCGCTTATTTCAACAAAAGAATTAAACGGATCGTATTCGGTTTATTCATTAACGATTAGCAGTACGTCCGAAACGAAACAGGCAGCACAATCCGCATTGTCAGTTTTTGAAAGAGCGCGACATTTAGTCACGACAATACAGCAAGCGCAATCCTTACAAAGCAGCCATACCCGTTCACGCACGGCAAATGTTGCAATAAAACAGGTTTCAAAATTTGAAAGCAACCATTCGTTAAATATCAATGCCGTTTGGCAATCACAAACCAAGCAAGCGCAAACATCATCAAGCATCTATGCCCGTTCAATCAATGTAACAACCGCCAATCAACAAGCGCAACAAATGGCATTGGGTACGTTGCGAACGCTGGGCAGTTTTGCGACGACGCAACAGGTTCAAAATTCAACAGCGCATACAAATAGAACGATTGCCGCCACTGCGATAACAAAAGGCATTCAAGCAAGTCATGCCATTTTTGGATTATCGCTTAATGCCATTGTCACAGCCGCACAAAAACAAACACAAACCACGTCGTCGCATTACGG